AGTTGGTAAAGATATTACCAATAAAATTAAACACCTTGTACCAAATACTATAGGATTTACTGACACTGCCTGGGTCTTACAGATTACAGGAGAAGTGGTAGCTCCAGCTTCTATCCCGAACGCCAGAAACTATGCAGCGGGTGCGTTGAACTTGAAGAGTGAAGAAGAGTTTCTTGAAAGAAATGTAAACTTCATTGCATATGATACTCAACCACCTATAAGCGGTACCTGGACAGGAGCTATGCAAAATCTTCTGTTCCAAGGATTCGGTACTGTACAAAATGTACAGGACGGCGTATATCCTACAGATGGAGAGGTATATCGGTTAGACAACTATAAAAAGTTTGAAACCTTAGGGTATACTGCACATCATCCAAGAGGTGCATTTGCTCTCAAGGAAAAGAAAGAAGGAGTAGTAACTCAATTACTCGATGTAGACTGGCAAGTTGGTAAGAGCGGGGTCATTAGCCCTGTGGCTATTTTATCTCCAATTAAAATCGGAGATGCAGTAGTAGAAAGAGCAACACTGCATAACATTGAGTATATTCGCAGTTTAAATCTTGAAATAGGTTGCAGCGTTGAAGTGATTCGTAGTGGTGAAATTATACCACGAATTTTACGACGTGTTGATTAAAATGTACCAGTCAAAAAATAATTCTTGACACGCAACCTGTTTTTATATATAATATACGTTCAATTTCAAAGGAGCACTTTTAGTGGAGAAGATACTTGCACCCAGTACTTGCCCAAGTTGTGGGGAGTTTCTGAAGTGGGAGAATCATATCCTCTACTGCCGCAACATCGAGTGCGGTAGCCAATCACAAAAGAAAATCGAGCACTTTGCCAAGACTTTGAAGATCAAAGGTCTAGGCCCTGCTGCAATCGAAAAACTTGAGTTGAGCAATCCTGGAGACCTTTACTTCCTTACGCCTAGCGATATTGAAGAAGCTCTGGGATCTAAAAAGTTGGCTGAGAAATTGTTTGCAGAAATACAAAACTCTAGAAATGCACCACTAAATATGGTATTACCAGCACTGAGTATTCGTTTGATAGGCAGGACAGCTACTGAAAAACTTTCCAAAATATGCAATGGACTTCACGAAGTCGACGAGGAAGTTTGTAGTAAAGCAGGTCTTGGCCCGGCGGCTACTGAGAGTCTGCTGAAATATCTGGATGAGGGACTGACCTTTTTCCTCCCTCATACTATGATGTTTGAGAAGCCAGTGCAAAGAGACATTGTTGGTACGGTATGTATTAGTGGTAAACTAAAGAGTTTCAAAACCAAGGCTGAAGCTACAAAAGCATTAGAGCAACACGGCTACACAGTAAAAAGTAGTGTCACAAGAGACGTAACTGTATTGGTTAATGAAAGTGGTATTGAGTCACAAAAGACAATCAAAGCTCGCGATGACGGCTTAATGATTGTGGAAAATTTATTAGAATTTTTAGGAGAAAACTATGGCACTGCCTAAGTGGACCGACGAGCGCACTGATGAGCTCGTTACCTTTGTAGGTGATGAATCACCTATCTCTCAAGCTACTGTTGCGGAAGCAGCTACGCAGCTTGAGACCTCAACTCGTTCTATCTCTAGCAAACTGCGAAAGATGGGATTCGAAGTAGAGCTTGCCTCTGCTTCTAGCTCTCGTGCATTCTCAGAATCACAAGAAGCTACTCTTGCAACTTTTGTGCAAGACAACAGCGGTGAGTATACTTATGCTCAAATCGCTGATAACTTTGATGGGGGCACATTTGATGCTAAGCAAATCCAAGGAAAGATTCTTTCTATGGAATTGACCTCTCATGTTAAGCCTGCTCCTAAAGTAGAAGCAGTACGCACCTATAGCGAAAGCGAAGAGGCTACCTTTATCGAAATGGTCAACGATGGAGCCTACGTAGAAGCTATCGCTGGTGCTTTGGGTCGAGAAGTAAACAGTGTTCGTGGTAAGGCTCTCAGCCTTCTGCGCTCTGGTCATATTGACGCTATTCCTCGCCAAGAGCACACAAAAGGTACTACTAAAGAAGATCCTTTAGCAGACCTAGGTGATCTCTCTTCAATGACCGTTGAAGAGATTGCAGATGCTATTGGCAAAACTGCACGTGGTGTAAAAACCATGCTTACTCGTCGTGGTCTCGTTGCAGAGGACTATGATGGCGCTGCTCGAAAAGAGAAGGCAGCAGGTTAATTTTATTGTGAGGTATGGTCTTTTGGTGACAGAAGACCTCAACCGGATGCTTGGACAAGGCCACACCTTGTACCCTGCCTCATTTATCTTCGGGGGAAGTGTTGAATATTGCGAGTGCTTTAATTAAGCAGGTGTTGACGCTGCAGGACTTTGAGACCTGGACGTCCGTTCGCAAAGATTATCTACCCAATGAATACCACACTATCTTCGATGTTGTGGATAGACATTGTGAGAAGTTTCATTCACTTCCCACTTTCGAGGATCTCAAGTTTGAGGTACGAGATACTGCAACAGTAGAAAAGCTCTTTGCAATAGAGAGTATAGAAGTGGAAGCTGATGCTTTCATGCTTCTACAGTACCTCAAGAATGAGTATACGCAGAAGGAGATCCTAGACTCTCTCGAAACGTATATTGATAACTCTGTAGCTTTTGAAGATGCAGAGGAATCAGTTGCACATCTACATCAAATTGTACTCGACGTTGAAAAGAAGGTCGATCTACAGGAACCTCAAGAAAGTATGCAACGCATAACTTTATTTGAAGATGATGATGAGATTGGTAAGTATTTGGCTCTTGGTCTCAATGCAGACTACGACCACGAGATTCAGTTCTCTCCGAGAGACTTAGTTCTTATCGGGGGTCGTCGCGGGGCCGGTAAATCGCTTACCTGTGCAAATATTGCTCATAGTGTGTTTGAGGGTGGTAAGTCGGCTATGTATTTCACTATTGAAATGGATAGTCGCTCCATTCTCCAGCGCATTTGTTCTATCTCTACCGGAGTGCCTTTCTCCCGACTTCGCACGAAGAATCTGAGTGTGATGGAGTGGCAGCTTGTGGCAGGCTGGTGGGCCAATCGTTTTCAGAACGGCCAGGATAGATTGAAGGAATACAACGAACATCGTGACTTTGAACAGTTTCATCATAAGTTGACGACAACTTGCGAGCTTCTCCCGACTCAGCAAGTTGATGTTATTTATGATCCAGCTTTGACTCTTGCAAAAATCAAAGCAGAAATGGACAAGAAAGTGAAATCTCTCAATGTCGCGGTTGTTCTTGTTGACTATATCAATCAAGTCAAGCGTTCTGCAGTACCATCTCGTATGGGACAGTATGACTGGACAGAACAGATAGAAGTGAGCAAAGCCCTCAAAAGTATGGCACAGGAGTACGAATGTACTGTTGTGACTCCATATCAAACCGACGCAAGCGGTGAAGCGCGTTTTGCAAAAGGTATACTTGATGCAGCTGATGCTGCTTATGCTCTTGAAACTTATGACCAAGAGGATGCAGCCATCACATTCAACTGTACTAAAATGCGTTCTGCCGCTATGCGTTCCTTTACTTCTAGTGTCAATTGGGAAACTATGAAGATTGGCCCAGAGTCTGCAATGACACCTACTGAAAGAGAACAGTCGGAACATAAAACCGGCGAAGATATTGACGATCTATAACAAAAATATTTCTTGACATTTTTGTTAAATCCCTGTATAATATAGCTTCATATTTCGGAGAGTTGTATTGATTGTACAAGGCAGTATTGGTCACACCTATTCTGGTAGACGTAAAAAGACATTGAAAACAAAAAAGCAAAAACAAGCAAAGTTTGTACCTCTCACACGCGAGAAGTACTCCTTTACCCCTGCGTGGTGGGAAGAGAAGAGACTGGAAAAGAAGTCTGCTCCATTTATTCCTTTTCAGCCAAGGCAGTTAGAAGATACTTCTTATCGTCAAGAAGTTAGTAAAAAATATACCGTCAGCATTCCGTACAACAAAGGTGCCTACCAAGTTGTTCCAAATGATGACATCAAAAATATTGGTAAATAATTATGATGACACTAAGTAAAACTCTTATAGTAATGATGGAAGAGTGTGGAGAACTTACCCGCGCTTGTTCAAAAGTACTAAGACACGGGATGGATGATGATCCTAAGTATAGGCACAATCTTATATCGGAACTGGCAGATGTACAGGCAATGATACATCTAGTTGTAAGTGCTGCTAGCCTTAGCCCCGATCATATGGAAAAGCTAGTAGATAAAAGATTAGAAAGAATGGTGGAACCCGGCTACGAATGAATGTACAAGAACTACTTCAACAAAAAGATGTTCATTTTATCCAGAAAGGAAAAGACTTCGTAGTAAGATGTCTAAACCCTGAGCACGATGACCGTAATCCGAGCATGAGAATCGACCAGATTGATGGTCGGTTCAATTGCTTTTCGTGTGGATATAAGGGCAGTATTTTTGTTCACTTCGGTGAGAAAGCATCTATGATGCAGATGAAGCGTGAAGTAGTAAAAAGAAAAATACAGGAGAAACGAGCAGAAAATGTTGGACTTAATTTCCCAGCTAACTATATGCCTTATGTTGGAAATTGGCGTAATATTTCACCCAGAACTTATACAGAGTTTGAAGCCTTTGAACATACAGGAAAAGATTATATTAGTCGTATAAACTTTCCTATACGGGATATTTCTGGAAAGATAGTAGCCTTTCAGGGTCGGCATACTGCGGGTGGTACACCTAAGTATAAATTTACACCACCTGGAGCAAAGCTTCCTCTCTTTCCACAAGTATCTCCTCGACTTGGAGAAATCATACTTGTAGAAGGTATTTATGATGTAATAAACTTACATGATAAAGGTCTTAAAAATACAATGTGCTGTTTCGGCACAAATAATATAAACGAAGACAAGCTGGCTATGCTACAAATGCAAGGCATAAGTAGAGTAGCTATCTTTCTTGATGGCGATGAGGCAGGCCAAAAAGCTGCCACTAATATACAGGTTATGTGCGAGAAAGTTGGTCTCATAGCCAGGAATGTCTATCTCAAAGACTTAGACCCTGGTGCACTTACCGAAACCCAAGTTACTAAACTGGAGAAAAAATTATATGCCTAAAGTTGCATTAGTAGAAACAAAAACAAGCCGTACAGACTTTACTCGCGAGTTTGATAACGCATTTGACTTTGATCAGTATCAACTATGTTCTGATCCTACACTCAAGAAAGTTCTAAAGCGAGATTGTGATATTTCAATCAATACAGATGAGTATGACTGGGTAGTGCTTGTAGGTAGTGATGCTTTGAAGTACTTTACAAAAATTAATTCAGTTACAGAATACTCTGGTAAGAAAGTAGAGGATAAGTTCTTGCCCGTAATAAACCCTGCTATGCTTGCTTTCAAACCCGA